AAAGCGTAAGCCCTACCGCCACCACTCCGATAGTCCACATATTAGAGGAACAGCGTTCGATATTGGTGGAGGTAAGGATGGGGTAGCCAACGAGGCGATGGCAATACAGCAAGCTATGGGTAATGTGAAGGGGTTGAAAGGATACTTGATTGAACGTAATAACAACGCGATCCATGTGGACTGCCAACCGATTGACATGACTAACTTCAAATAATATGACACAAATACTCTATGAGGTAGTGATAACGGCCATGATAGGCGCGTTACTTCACGTGCTTATAAAGGCAAGGGATCTCAAAGAAACTACAAAGAAGCATAACATTGAATTTAAATTCAGGGAGTACTTAGTTGGGGATTGGCTGAGTCACATCATATCAATTTGTGTGATAGTTCTGTATGTATTTTTCATCAATCGCAGACTGTATTTTGTCACTGATAATTTCTACGAGGTATTACTTGCCACCTCCGCCACGGTAGGCTATTCAGGGGATCATTTAGCCAGTAAGTTTTTCTCAGCAACCACTAAGAAAATAGAGGCGGCAATAGACTATAAGACTTCGCAGGCTGATTTAGCAGCCGGGACTACAGATAAACCAACACCAAAATGAGCTTACTATATTTAGTCATCGTACTGGCCGTAACAGGATTTGCGCTATGGGCGCTGAACAATTACGTGCCCATGGACCCAAGGATAAAACGAGCTATTAACATCATTGTAATAGTCTTTATTTTTATATGGGTACTTAAAATGCTTGGCGCTTTGGATTATTTGAGATCAGTCACGTTATGACTAACATAAAAGCGGTTTGGCTGTGGTCTTTAGCGGCTGTGATCCTTGTAACTATTTCCGGTTCGGTGTACAGGTTCGACTATGAGACTACGTGGGCCTATGCAGCTATCGGAGTGGTGGCGGTAGGGCTTACGCTTTACATGATGATAACTAAGAAGGCGTGACGATAATTTGGCTCCTACTGACGCTTATCCCTACACTAGTAGAGGGTTATCTGGATAGGCGCGGGGAGTCAAAGAAAGGTAAGGTAAAAGATACGCTTTGGCTTATTGTAGTGGCAGTAGGTATAGCCGGTGGCGCGTGGTTGGCAGGTAATGACCCGCTGCCCGTCATCGGTTTAATTATCGGATGGAGGATACTGGTATTTGATTACCTGGTAACGTGGCTTCTTATCAGAAACGATGTGATTAACCCAAATGCCAAGTGGTGGGATTACACTGGAAAGACATCAAAAATTGATCAATGGGTATCAAAAATTGATTGGAAAGTTAGGCTACTTATCAGGTGTTTGCTATTTGTTCTCTCCGTTGCACTATTCCTATGGCTGTGAGTAGTTGAGTCCGCCAAAGGCAAAGATTTTGATACCTCACCATTGTCCTATAATCTTCGCTATTATACACAGCTACTTTACCATACTTGATGTAATCTTTGATACAAGGAAATGATTCCAATCTAAGTATACCAGCTACAATCTCATCTAAAGCGTGTTGGAGTTGATGTTTGTTGAATTCGGTTAGCTTTGTTTCCATTAGATTGTGATTGTTAAAAGTCCACTCTCGTCTTCCGTGATTCTTACAGTGCTATTAAATAGTGCTGCAAACTTCAGTGCGACACGTATATCGTAAGTTTGGTATTGGCGCGTTGATGCTGAGTAATTAACGTGGCTAATCATTGTCTGAGTATTTTTGGTTTAAGTCTGATGCCATACGGTCGAAAAGTTCTATGTTTTCGCACTGTTCACGCCATTCCAAACTTCCCACTTTCACCTTGCCTGACGCGATGTCTTCGCCTAGCTTTTCCTCAGCATTACTTTTCAAGAGGTTCCAGGTTTTTTCTTCCTTCCTAAACTGCGTTCCGTACCATCCTTCGAATTGGTTCATGGTTTTAATAGTTTAAGTGATTGGTAGTACTGAATTGTAAGACTTAAAACATCCCCTGAATTGTGAGACATAAACTCAGACAGTGATTCTATTCCAGTGGCATCGCAGCAGCGGCAATAGTCCATGTAGTCACGTAGTCCTGTTCCGTTACAGTTTCCGCAAAGGATGGAGTTTTCAAAGTAAAAGCGTCTAAGAGTTGTCATCACGTAATTCTTTTAATTTTTCAATAGCCTGTTTCAATCTTTTGGGGACGCGGATAACTACCGTTTCCTCTTTCTTTCCTGATCCCTTAGGACGGCCAGCACCCTTTCGAGTGCCGCCGTGTGTTTTCTTTTTCATAGGATCACTGTAATACTTCCGATTTTTAGAGTCTTTGTGGTGGCTATTTTCACACCTTCTATCTTTCCGTTCTTAATTGCATTGTAAGTTTGGATTGCTTTTTCTCTTATTTCCTGGTTTTTCATATCCTGTTTCGTTTAATTGATATGTAAATATACGGCTATTTTGATTACTTGTTACAAAATATCAATATTTATTTTGAGATAGTTAAAAACAGCACTCCACCGGCTAAAATTGCGGCAGACGTTCGCCAAAAGCCTTTCCGCCTTCTCTGTTGGTTGGCTTCCTTCTCGGTTTCAATGGCTACAGTTTCCCATAAATGCCCTTTTGTGGCTTCTACCAGGATCTGATCCTCCCGGGCTTTGATTATTGCCTCTAAATCCACCACCTCAGCCTCATGGGACAGGGTTAAATGGGTTATAATGATGTCTTTTGCCGCTAAAAGGCTATCTGCGAGCATTACATAGTCCCTGACGGGCTGTAAGCTGTCTATAAACGGCTGAAGTGTTGGGCGCTGTTCTGCTAGCTTTTTAGACATAGCCGAATTTCGCATTTTAAAGCCACTTAGAACGAGGCTGTCAGAAGTGTGGCGCCGAACAAAGTTAGCCTGTAAAGAATCTGCCCTACGTGCCGCCGTTTCGCCCCTACCCTGTAGTTCTTCTATACGCTGTTGGTGCAGCTTGTTGTCGGCTGACCGCTCCAGTTGCTGTCGCTTACCTTCCGACCGCTGCCATAGGATGAAAAATATAAGTCCAACGATAATAAGCCAGGCAAACGGTTCGCGGTAGTTCATTTTGTTTCGTGTTTGGACCGGATAGATTCAATTATTTCAACTGACATATTCATAACTTCATTATTGTCACCTGGACCAATGAGTAAAAGATAAACGTCATTCAATGTTTCCTTCAGTTGCTCGTTCTCCTGTTCTGCCGATTTTAACAATTGTTGTAGATGTTCTTCTTGTGCCTTGAGCGCAGCTAGTTCATCCTTGAGTTCATCGATTTGCTCGTATAGTGGTGTTGTATCTCCTATCATATCTCTGTTTAGTTAAAGACCTAATTACTTTTAACTGGCGGTTCGTTCCAATCCGGATTTGGATGATTGGTTTTCACGATAACATAAGCCATAGCACTACCTGGGTCTTTGTCTGAATAAGCATAAAAGCCATTGCAATATTTCTCCGGGTCCTTAGTTGCCAAACAAATATCCCTGTCTTTTCCTGGTCTATATTGATACCAATAACGATAGCCATTGTAATCAATCCAGTTCATTTCATCATTCATAATTTTAGTTAGTTAAATACCTAAGATTTGTTTTGATTCTGAATCCAGTAAACAACCGCCTTGTAAGTAGCTTCTATTAAAGTGTTCTCACATTCAAGCGGCATTCGATTAATCCTGACCATGTACTTTCCATTGCTGTCCATCATCCCGAATGTTCTAAGGTAGGCGCGTTCGTGATGTTCAACATCTTTATAGCCATTGGACTCTACCCATGATTCGTAAATGTGTTCGCTGATTTTCACAACTACAGGCATGAGATTATTCCATTCTTCGTAATAGCCTGAATAACTCATTTTCTTCTCGGTCACCGTTCCGAGATTATCATGAATAAAGGTTAACGATTTACCCATAAATTGAGCTATCAGTTGGTCGTCTGTTAATTGTTCTGTTTTGTTTCCCATAGCTTTACACCTTAAAATAGATAGTTTAGTCTCCAATACTCTCCTTAAAATAAAAACTGTGTGTAAAATTTTTGTAATCCGCCAGAGCTGGACCATGTAATACCAATAAATTTTGGACTACCAGAAAATTCCCTCGCACTTTCATTTAAAGGCCTACAGAACCACTCTGGATACCACATACGAGAATCTCTAACTATCTCAAGTCTAAATCTTGGTTTATTCATTTGTCTCTCCGAGTCTGAAATACTCAGGCCATGTTTTAAGTTCGTGTGTCATAATTTTAGTTAGTTAAAGACCTAAGATTTGTTTTGGTTCAAGCGTTCTATTTTTTCATTAATTGCTTCAGCTATAAATTCTCCAAGTTCATCCTGAAAGTCGGCGGCAGCGTCCATGTTAACCTGTCCCTTTGTCCCGTATTTGAATAGGTTTTGAATTGCTCCCCAGCCACGCATAGACGCTAGCATTTTCATACCGTCATTTTTATCAACTATCCAAAAGTATTGACCGCCGTCCTTATCGTACTGGACCGGGCCGTTAATGAAATCTTTAATAGTTTTTTTTCCCATAGCTTTACACCTTAAAATTATTTTCTACCAAAAAACTATTCATTGCAATTCTAAATGCTTCAAATTTATTCTTTCCGAAACCAAATGAAGGCTTTGTGTAATCTGTGTACAAATGACAGAACCAACCTTTTCCATGTGTTAGATCGCGCCCACGGTATAGGTATATTCTTGCGCCGTGAATCTCTTTGTAGCAAGCCTTATCAAATCCGTGTACTTTAATTTCACTCATTACATTATCGATAATGGATCGTCAATACTTTTAAACTTATCTAGGTACGCTTGAACTTCATCGTCCATTGCATCAGGATAGGCATCACGAAACGTTTTAACACGGCATCTTCTAACCATTTCTACGTGAGCTATATAGGCTGTGCGCTTTTCCATCTCCGTAGGTTCCCGTATTTCCACAGGCTTTGGCCGCCAGTCACCGTTCTCGATTAGTTCCTTGTGGCTTATGGGTGCAGTCTTCATGGCTGGTAACTTAGCTAATGCGTCCATCCATTCCTGAAGACGCTTGGCCCTGGCCTCTCCTGTTAACGGTGGTTTCTCGTCTTTCTTAGGCTCCTCTTTAGGCAGATACCACGGCTTTCGAACCTTGTCAGGGGTTATTTTACACAGCTTGTTAAACACGTGCTGACGATGGAATTTAAGCGGTGTAGCGGCAAACTCTAACGAGTCTGTCATTCCATTGGTGTAGATTTTTAAGGCTACATCTTTGAAGGTTTCAGGCTTATGGTTCATGCCAGCTTGTTCGTACCAGCGTTCATCTGAAGTAAGTTCTATAAACCAGTCGTCAAAAGTTTTATGCATAAATGTTAATTGCAATTTCAGCGGGACTCATTAAATCCAGTCTCGCACGTCTTGGAATTTCATTTTGTGTCCTCATGTTGTTTATCTATTAGTTCTTGAATTCGTATCTGAGATTTAACAAGCATTAGATTAAGAGTCTGTTGTTTCATGAGTGAATCACGGAGCCATGTAATTAAATAAGGCTTAGTGAATTTCATCATTTCTTTTTCCCACTCGTGACTATAGGGTTCAAATTCGTCACTTGTTAGTTTATCTATCTTTTCTTTTGTCATATAGTATTGTATTTAGTGATATTCAAGAGCCTAAGAAACGGGCGGCAATGTTACTCTAATTCCTTTTCGTCCATCGTCTTCAATCAGTTCATAGCGGCAATTTTGAGCATGAGTAAATTGAAGTTTGTCGAACATGCCTTTAAATGAAATCATTGAAGAATTGTTTCTAATTATCAATTTGAATCCTGTAAACTTATCGGAGTCGTTATTCTTTACTACATAAAAATACTTCAAAGGCTTCTCATTTGGATTAATACCTACACGAAGAATATCACCATCTTTCAATCCCCATTCTTTCACTAACTTCATTTTAAATCTTAGTGTATGCATTCCTACATGGACTGTATCCTTTTCCATCTTAGGATTAACGAACCATTCTATATCTTTCATTGCATTCATAGACTTTCTTGAGTGAGGTAAGGACAGAGTGAGCCCCCCTAACCCCCATTAGAAGTTAGAGGAATTGCTTTCCGTCGTTTCGGTTAAGTCGTCGTTTCGCGTTTGTTTTATTTCGGCCCCCTCGCCTTTGCTACACGTAGCGGGCTAATGCATCCGAAAATGTTTTATTGTCTCTACCTCGATTTGCACGAAGTATAACACCTGACATAATATTTATTGATTGTTGTCTGTAAGCAGAACCCACAGACGGCCCTTGAACACGGGAAGCGCTATTGGCCGGTAGCATTAGGCCATAAATGTAGAAACCCTCAGCAGAATTGTCAGGTGCTACCTCCGACGTATCCACTAAGGGTCTCCAAAAATCTTTAACGACTTCGGCACAAAGGTAGCACGTCCGTATCGTATTTTCAAATCTCACTTTTTTATTTATCATGTGCAAACAATTCTACAGGTTTTTTATATTTCAAATGCCATCCTTTAGGATGTTGACAATCCCGGCAGCTATTCCTTATACTTTCATGGATAGCCTTAACATACCCCCCAACGATGTATTTGGAGGTAGATTTGTTGAAGAATGAAAGCGGCAATTCCTGCCCGCATTTGTTACATTTCTTTGTTTGCTGTATCATTCTACATCCATATAATAGTGAAGGACAAACATTCCGTTATTCATAACGGCAGTACCTATTTTCAGCATTCTATCCATATCAGCAACATCGTCACCAGTATAGAGCACGTGTATTAAATGATAATGTATCTCATTTTCATCGACAGCAGCCCACATAAAAGGGGCGTTATTCACTGATTGAACGTGCATTATATACTGGATTCTTTCCATTGCTACCCTGAAAACACCCTTGTCAGTTGGCAATTCGTATTTATATATTTTCATAGCTTTAAAAGTGCGACCGTACTCCGAATGGCTAACCCCTCTAGTTTTTAATCCGGGCCGGTCGCTAAAAAATATCTAAAACAAATTCGGAAAGTTCTTTGTGCGCCTAACCTTCCCTTGACACCATACCCTTATATCATCACTGAATACCATGTCGTTCACGTGGCTATAGCCCTCGGCTCCTGTATACTTCTGTTTCTTTGGGCCTATATTAGGGTTAGGATAGGCCTTTTGTTTTTTGTTCATACGAATAGTTTAAGTTGGCTTTTATGCTGTTGGAAACGTTTCTCTGAAGCGTCGAAGTAGTCTTTATCCAGTTCATAACCCCAGAACTCAAAGCCCCCGTCAAAGGCCGCTATTCGGCTGGATCCGCTTCCTAAATGCGTATCAAGTATCTTGTCCCCTTCTTTGGCGTAGTTCTTTAGGAGCCATTTGTAGAGGGCTACTGGCTTCTGGGTAGGGTGTATATGACTTCCGTTTCTTTGGAATGGGCGACATGAATACAGCCTTGATGGACGATTAAATGACGTCCATGCAAATTCACATTCTGAAAAATCCCTATCTTTTAGTTCTTCTGTTTTATACCAAATTACGAAGCCTCGAGTGGCTGGTAATGAAAAATAATTACCGCCCCATATAATTTGTTCTTTGGAGATTCTTCTAAGCTCAGAAAAATAAGAGGCAGAGGGCGTGGCTGTATCCCATGATTTTTTGTTACCCTTAAATAATGCTTTCGAATAATCCCCAGTTCCAGCTTCTGCACTTATCCCATACGGTGGATCTACAATAGCTAAATCAAAATAACCATCTTCAAAGGCGCTCATTCCTTGCATGCAATCACAGTTAAAAACCTTTGTTAAGTCTGTCATTTCCTCCTGATAAATCGTACACACCAACCAAAGCCTATAACCGCAACAATAAACAAGAAAGAGAAGCCTGACCATGTCGGGTGACTATCGATAAACTCACTAGCTTTAAGAACCAGCGTTACGCCTATCACAGCGATCAATGCGGAGCCGACTATGCAGAAGGCCAATCTTGGAAGTATAACTCTACCTGGATTTTTCATGATAGTTTGCTTTTTAGGTGTTCAATATAAAGTTCGGTCTTAGCTTTGTAATACTCGTCGTAGTGTTGAAAGCCTTCGGAGTTCTGCTGATGAAGTAAGTACAGCACGTTTCTAATCCGTTGGCTCTGTGTCTTCCCGTTCAACTCTGGATCTAATTTGTCCACCTGATCTATTTCCCTAGAGTCAATTTCAGCCGGGGAGATGTAGATGGTTACCAACTGATGTGCGATTTGTAGCAACTGTGCAGCGGCGTTAGGGTTCATTTCCTGCGTCCCGATAACTACCTTTAAAGTCCTATCCTTACGTGTAGTGATACCCTCCACCATTGCGCTTATTAATTGTCCTTTCATATCCTTGTCCAGGTTTTAAAGGCACCCACTTTCCAGATTACACCATGACTCATTTTATAATATCTTGCTATTGATGCAGATGTGTGTCCCTTTGCAACAGCCTCACGGATTATAACAACATCATTAGGAGTTAATTTTGCCATATGGTGTTTTGTACCATGTATACTTCTCCCCTTACTAGCCATGTCCATTAAGTTATCTTTGGCCGTCCCTAAGAACAGATGATCAGGATTAACACAATGTCTGACATCACATTTATGACACACCATTTTTCCTTTAGGGATTTTTCCATAATGTAGTTCCCATGAAATACGGTTTGCTCTATATCTTATTTTATTTATTGTGATTCCACCATAACCAAAAGTTATTAAGCTGTCAGTCCATAACCAGCAACCAGAGGGCGATATTTCATATTTTGAATGGAATCTATCGGCTACCGATCTATTCCTACATCTTTTCTTTAGGTCTATTAGCGAAGAAATACCTTTAAGCCCGAACTACTTTTTTTGATTGGAGGCGTTATCGTCCATGTTTCTCCCGTCTGCGGGTCGTATAAGCTAATAGGTTCCTTCAATAT